TCTTGGTGGGTTTTTATTGCGTTTAACTGAAATTATTTTTTATCAATATCTTTAATCTCAAAATATTTTTCAAGAATTCCACCCACATCTTCGTATAATGAAGTCATATGGATATTTTTTTCATTTACTTCTTTAGCCATTTTATTGAATGCTTCTGCGTGTTTTTTGATTTCAGTAAAATGACGTTTTGCAACATTTGCTTGTGTCCAATCGCTACATTCGTTTACAACATATGTTTCTGCATACTCAGAAATCTTCTTTAGATTGTCTGCTACTTCCACAATTTTTGCATATTCATGAAGCGCCTTGCCATATTCATTATAATTATGAACCAACTCTGACAATACTTTCTTTTGTTCCTTGGACAATTTACGAGGAGCATTTTCAGAAGTGGTTGGAAGATTTACTATTGATTCCACTAGATTCTTTAATTTAATCATATATTATAAATATAAATTTAATAGTTAAAATTATTTAATTTCGCCTAAAATATCACGGATAATATTTTCTACTTTTTCCCACTTATTTGTTTCTGGGTTTTTAGATATTGATTCTTGAAGACTAACTTGTTCATCTGGATATAAGAATGCACCTCTTGTTGAGGGATTGCTTACAAAATCAAATGCAATTAATTCAAAATCATCTTGAACCTCATCGGCGGCTTCATGAACATTTTTACGAACACTTCCCATGCCTCTTGAACTTATACCCAGTCTGATTCCAGATACAAAAAGTTCTTTTAGAATATTACCGCTTGGTGTTGGTAGAACTTCAACCTCACCAACCAAATTATCACCATCCCAAGACATTCTGGTAACATTATGACTTACGTTCTTTAAATTAACAACGCTACTCTCAGGATGGTCTAATTCTCCAAGAGCCCGGCGTTCTTTAATAAAATTTTGTTCGTATTTCTTTGCTTCTCTTTCCAAAATTTCTCTTGGATAGATGCGACCGTTTTGGTTTTTTGCATTTGCACGTTGAAGAACTCCTTTTACTAAAAAAGGTCCGTTAGTCTTCATAGCCTCACTAATTATATCGCGGCTAATTTCAAAGGACATGCAATCTACAATTAATCTTTTATCGTTCATATTAAATTCCTTTAGTTGCTATATTTTGCGTAGATTTTGGAACTGTAATAATCGGAACAGACGTATCATTTTTCTTTGTTGGAACCGTCGCGGAACCTAACTTCTTAATAATATATGGATATTTAATAAAATATTCACTTTGTTTTTGTTTATTTGGTTCACGTCCTTTAATAACAACTACATAATTTTCATAATAAAAATCAATACTAACACCATCTACGTTGACGATATAATCCTTCTCAGGTTGACCATATCCCTTTGATGCACGAAATTGAATTTTTTGATTAATAACTTGAGTCAGAATTTTTTCTTTAAATTCATTCTTTACAGTTTCGGTTGCTTGTGATAATTTCTTTTGAAATTCTTCCAAATCAAATCTAAGATTATAAATATTACCACCCGATTGTTGCTTTGGTTCTTGATTTGATGGGTCTGATTGTGGTGTTGCGGCTGGTGCAGGAGGATTTGTTCCTTTACCAGCAGGTTGAGGTTGTTCCGCTTCCAAAAATCTCTTCAAAAAGATAGGCATAATTACTTCTTGTTTTTGATGGATTGACCAATTTTTTCACGACGGTTTTTTAAATATGTATCGATTCTATCTACTTTACCGTCATTATTAATATCGGCATCTTCCTTACCTACTGGGTCTAATGCTTCTTCCCAACATTCATCACATTGAATCTCATCAATCATTTTTTGAACGTCGGCTTCTTCTAGTGTTCTACCTACGTTTCGGCCAAGTAAATCTTTTAAACGACCAAGCAATTTTACATCATCATCATCGCCTTTAAATTTATTTTCTTTTTCACGCCTTGAAATTTTATTAATCAATCCAGTTGTAATCTTGGTGTCGTCTTGTGTCTTTTTTGCGGGAGCTGGTGCTGGTGCTGGAGCTTGCTTTTTTGCTACTGGAGCTGGTGCGGATTTCTTCGATGATTTTTTACCTTCTTTTACAAGTTCATAATCGGTAGAAGCAGTGGCAGCACGTTCATTTCCTTTGCCTGACTTTGCAAATGCAAATGGAGTTGATGGAGCGGCAACTGCACCGGTGCCAGTTCCTTCTTCTATTTCTTTTTTGATAATTTCCTTAAGTTTTTCTTTAAGTCTATTAATAAGAAGTTTCTTTTTTTCGTTCATATTATTGAATTTTATTTTGAAGTTCTTTTATAAGTTCGTAAGAAAGCAACAATACTGTGATTTGATTATCTTTTACAGATTTTTTGCAATTAATGGTATCAATTTGTTTTACCACTTCATTGATTTTAATTTTGATAACATTATCAGATATAGAATTTAAAATTTTTGATAATGTTTCTTTAATATTACCAATTTCTTTTTGAACAAAGTTATTTAATGAATTTGTGTTACTAATATTGTTAATATATTCTTTTAACAATCTTTTTTGATTATTGTCTAAATCTTTATATTTTTCATTTAATGATTCGACCAATAATTTATAGCTAAGCAAACGAACTTCTTCGTTTTGTTGTTTATAAAAATTAATCAAATCATCTTCGGATTCATTAACAGAAACTTTTTTGCCACATAAATTTTCGGTAATTGTATTTGTTGACTGAATAATTTCTTTTATATCAAACTTTATTGAATTGTTGATATGGTTTTCAAACAATTTATAAATTGAAGCATGTATTTTATAATTTTTGATACTTGATTTCAATAGATCATCGATAGGATAATTTGATTTAATCTCTTTAATGAGATTATATTTTTGCTCTGTTAATCTTTTAGAATCTAATTTTTCTCTTTGCTTCAAAATTACATTTATATATTTCTGAGATTGCAATTCGTCTTTTGCTTTTTCATTAAGCAAGAAGTTGTATAATTGCCATTCTTTTCCTAATTCTTTATTTTCGGTGAAATATTTAAATAATAAATCCTTAGCGGTAGATTCGTCATTTCCCGCTAAGATATCTGCGGTTACTTGACGAGTAAGTAGTTCAAATAATATTCCTGTGTTTTTAAACTTGGAATGTTTAGCTTTTTGCATATACTAGTATAATGTCTTAATTTATAAATATAACAAAATATAGATAAAATTCATTTAATTATAATATTTATTCCTCAATTATATTGCTCTCATCGAGCAATGATTTCGATTCGACTTCTTTTAATAAATCACGTTTAACATCTTGATGGGTTTGTAAAAATTGCTTTAATCCCTCAAGATTTTCCATACTCAATGCGGATTTCGTTTTAGTCTTGCTTCTGATAGCGTCTGTTTGCGAAATTCTTGTATTTTCTTTATTACCGAAAGGGTCATATCCAAATGCCGAATCTTTTCTATATTTGTGTTCACCTGCTTGTGAGGGACGCTTTGATTTTTCAGTTAATGATGGAGGAGCTTCATTACCACCTGCCGATGTTTCTCCGCCAGTAGCGCCTTTTTCAGATGGTTTTCCGGCTGGAGGGGTTGATTCTGGTGAATCGCCTGATGAAGCACCACTTTCACCGGATGTCTCAGGTGCCTTGATTTTATTGAATGGTTTAGCAGGATCAATTCCTTCGTCTTCTATTTGTTTAAATCTATAATTGTCTTTTGCATCTTCAACAATATCGTTCTTTTGCAAATCAATATCTTCATCTGACAATTTAAAAACGTTATTATAAATCCATTTCTTACTAAACAATTTCTGTTCAACCATATCCTTCGCAAGTGTAACTTTATCTGACCAAATCTTTACCTTTTCTGTTTCTAAAATTACAGATGGATTTGTCAATTCTAAGTCAAAATTAACCAATTGATCATCTGTATATCCCTGTGAATATAAATGAACGATTGCGATTTTTTTTAATTCACTGATTAATATTTTTTGAATACGATTAATTGTTTTTGCAAATCTCACATCTTCACTTGCAAGCGTAGCTTTACCACTCAAATCTTCTTCATAACCCAAAAATGCTTTTGGAATCTTTAATGCTGCCAACATCTTGTTTTTAAGGTAATTAATATCATCAATACCAGTAAATTCCATGCCACTTAACGGTTCAATACTTGTTCCGCTATCACTTCCACGAACTGGCAAATAAAAATCTTCGACCATGTTTTGGAGATTAAAACGAAGATTATAATCGCCTGTATTTGGATCAAGATATGGAATTTTTTTGGTTTTATTCATTAATTTCTCCATATATTGATCCACTTCTTGTGGAGGAATATTACCAACATCAACCTTAAAAACTCTCTTTTCAGGTGCACGCATTACACGATGAATTAACATTGCGTCTTCCATCAAACTCAATTGTTTCCATACTCTTCTGCCACCTTCAATCATACTTTTACCATATGGCATAAAATTACTGTCACTAATCATTCTGAAATGAGCGATTTGATAATTTTCTAATTCTTCTAGTTTACCGCCTTCTGGTAAATTAATTTGAAATTTAACATAATTTTTATTTGCTAAATCACTGTTTTCGACGCGGCTAACATTATAAGAACTAATTGGTTCAATCATGTATACACCATATTCAGGACTAATAAACATTTTTAAATAGAAATCTCCATATTTTACAAGATTTCTAGTCCAACTCCAAAGGTTAAACTCAATATTGAGAATATCATAGAATAAATTTTCTAAGATTTGTTTAATATTTGTATCATTAGTATGGACCGTCAAAATTTTACCCATTTCATTTTTAGTTACACATTCATCTGCGTAAATATCCAACGCAGAGGCAATGATTGGATCCATATCCATCGTGTCATAATCTCTAAATAATTCAATACGAGACGCTTGATAACTTAATGTAAAATCTCTGCTATATTGATTATATGATGATGTTCTAATTCTGTTAAAACGATCTCTTAAAGTATTACGATCTGTAGCATACATTACTTCGTCTGTATCTACTACCTTTAGTTTTTTACCACCAATGTTACGAACTATTGCATCTGTGGAAAACAAACGTTTTAACCTTGAATATAAAGAACGTTGTTTTAATATTTGAAATTCTTCTGATGGCATATATAATATATAAATATAATGTGGTTATAATAACCACGTAAGATTTTCTGATTTATCGTTGAATTGTCCCGTTTTCATAATCCAAGCATCATGTGCGGAAACTGATTTATGAGTATAAATTTTGTCATTTGATACTCTTGAAATTCCTCCTAACATAGATTTATTTAATTCCATACTTTGTTGTCTTAATCTCAACGCAGTATCTCTAACCCATAGTCCAATACAAAAAGACATAACCAAATCATCATTATAACCCTTCATTGCAGTGGCTTTATTACCATCCCAAATGAATACTGACAATTCATCTAATAATCGTTTGGAGTAAATAATCAGAGATTTTTCTCTAAAGTATGTATCTAATTTAGATATTAGTAAAGGTCTTGTTTTTTGACTATTAGTAAACCCAGGAATCATTCTTTTGTCGTCTCTATTGTATTTACTTGTTAATTGTCGTTCAACATCGACATATTGTAAATCTGCACTACTATAAAATGTATTTGGGTATTGTCTGTCAATTATCTGTTGTAATACTGCCCATCCTATATTATTATTTTCTACTATCAATAAAGCATTATTATATTCTGTAGCAACACTGACTAACATATTCCCATAATCCTTAGTATTTATTTGACCTCTATATTCAGCAACTTGTGTTAATGATTCCACATCAATAACATGAAATGCACTATAATCAACACTATCTCCTCTGGCAACGTCAGCCGCAACAATATAATTTCTACTATAATCAGGATATTCCCAAATCCAATAACCATGGTCTACACCACGCATTTCAACTGGATCTTTTGCTTTAGTTTGTTTGTAAAATTCAACCAAATGTGACTCAATTACTGTATTACCAGAAGATAGAAATTCGGTATCACATTCTTGCGATGCTCTTTTTGGTCCTAATTCATCCGTTTGTCTATTTCTCCAATTTTGGTCTCTTTCTGGATGTCTATCCCACTTTAAACGAATAGTTTTGAATGTGTTTTTTCTTGATTCCGCATCTATCCACATTTGATGGAAGAAATTTCCAACACCATTCGGTGTAGAAAGTAGAATTGCTCTACCACCAGTAGCCATTGTTTGTTGTGCAGAGGTCCAAACTTCTTCTGCATTATCAATAAACGCACATTCATCCATTAATAATAAATAAGCACTAAAACCACGAGCACTATCGGCGGCTGAGGATGCTGCCAGAACTCTAGATTCATTTTTAAACTTTAGTGAAAGACGATTGTCTTCAACTGTAGATACCTTTAACCAACTTGGAAGATTATTATTAGCTAGTCTAATCTTTGATACAATTTCTTTTGATGTATTTTGAACGGTAGACAATATCAAAACGTTTTTGCCTGGATTGAATATCATAGTCCACAAAGCATATGCAGAAACTAATGTGGAAATACCCATTTGACGTGATTTTAATACTATATTTCTATCATTATCAATAAAATCTTGAAGAGTTTCTTCTTGGAAATCATATAATTCAAATGGAATAATACCTCTTGTTTGATGTTGAATCTTTACGTATTTCTTCATGAAATACATAGGGTCAACTAAACACTTTTTATATTCTTCTTTGATTATTTGTTTAAGTGTTTTCTCATTCATACATCGAATTTATGTTCTTCTCTGTTTTTAATAAATTCAAGCGTCATTTCTTTGGCTTTTTCTTCAAATGAAGAATCATAACTAATCTTTTCTAATTGTTTTTCATACTCTGATATTTGTCGTTCAACCTCTATTATATCTTTTTTTAAATCATCTAATACTTTGATTCTGGTATTTGTGTCATCTGTCCAAACTTCGTGTGTTCCGTCTTCATTAAAATATTTTAATTCGGGGTCATAGTTCTCCAAATATTCCATACTCTCCAGAATTTTAGTTTTTAAATCTTTTAGTTTAGAATATTCGGTAGAAAATGCATAATATTTTGAATAATCATTAAATTTTCCCAATAATTTTAATCTACTATCAAAAATAATGCTACAATCATAACATTTACCACATCTAGCATACACTCGTTGGTCAAGATAATTTCCAAATTTTATATTTGCATTACAAATGGAACATTTTTGTTCGACATTAATTTTACCAAGATTTGATAAACGTTTTTTAACTCCGTCTTGTTTTATCCACATGTTTCCCTGACTATCATTCCATGTTTCTCCTTCTTTTCTATCTATTAATCCTATATTGTCAGTATAACCAACTTGAACGAATGCTCTTTCACCGGATACATAACTTTTAACTATATCTAAGTTTGACTTCCCTGTTTTTAATTTTATATTTTTACCGGTATTACTTCTCATAACTTATGGTTCATCCTTTATATTATTAATATTTTCTTTTTAACATCTAATAGATAGTAAACATCTGAACATAACTTATATTTTTTTCTAAAATCAAACATAGTTCCTATAAATTCTTCATTTAATTGTTTATTAAAAAATCGGTATATTGTAGATATAAAGTTGGGATGATCTTTTCATATAACATTAACTATTTTATATAATATTAAATATTTTATTTTAAAAATGTCTCATCAAAAACTTTAACACATTTTTTGTATGAAGATTGTGTTTCGTCAAGAGCATTATTAGTAAATTGCCAATTCCAAAATAATTGATCAGGCGTTTTAAATCCAAAAAATTCTAGAACATTTTTTTGAATTTCTGTCACATCTTTACCATTCCAATTTTGTCCTACAGCAATAAATCCGGCGTCAATATCTTTTACAATATTTTTTTCTCCTAGAGTTGAATGTCTATTTTCAATCCAAGTTAGTCTTTCTATAAGTTTTTGATAATAACTGTTAGCTTGACCCCATCTTA